GGAATTAATATCCCACTCCAAGTCTGCTATACGAACAGGGCGAGAAAAAAAATCCTCAACCGTGTCCGAAGTGTCAGCATTACGGTATGTCTTATCAAGTGAGCTCTTGGTCTCATAAACCCATCCAGGTCGCTGATCCTTGAATTCGACATTTTTCTGGCTTCCGCCATTATGTTCATTAATAGATACAGAAAAGTTGTTCATTGTTGAAATATATACATGTGTGCGGACATGAAGTCGCGGTTTCCGCACTAACCCTGCCCACTTAAAGCGTGGGAACTCGCAAACAATAAAGTGATCTCGGCGCGTTTTGCCGCTAGCCTCTATAAACATATGTTGAGGTCTTTTTAACAATATGTAAAATTTGTACAGGGTTTTGTCACACTGACTCTAAAAGTCGTATGACGCATCAGATGCGATAGATGACTCATCGTCTTCTTCGCTTGATGTAAGGTCGGACACGTAGTCCAAGGCGAGCAGTTGCCAGACTGCATCGCGAGAGAGATATAATAGTTCGCAATTAACCGAGAGACCTGATTCCTCCAGTGACTCCCGGATGGCAGGTATCAAAACGGCATAAACTTCGGGATCATGACGAGCTATTTCTCGGACGGCATTTTCTATGTTGCCGCGCATAATTTCTTCTTCTGTGGCATTACTACTATGATGCATGTGTAAAGATCTGAGGATTGATGAAACATCCAGACACGCAATGTAATCCCCAACATGGGGTTCAAATCGGAAAGATCTCTTGCAGAAAGAAGATTCAAGGATAGGAATGAAGTCCTCCACTTCTACTCCATCCTTATTACTACCAGTGAACGTAATCCCAATTGTATCGAAAAATTTTCGCAAATTGGTGAACGTGTACAAGGGGTTGGTCTCCCATTTTGGACAATCAATACTGTCATCACCTACAGTGGCAGTAGCAACTTGGCTTCTGAAAGTGCCCGGAAGAGGTAGCTTGGCCTCTTCATAAATAGAATAGTAAGCAATTCGTTTGAGGAGAACATTGCAACAACCGCCCACAAGAATTGTGACCCAGATACCAGATGGGTTGTATCCATTGAACTGCACTAAAGTACCATTGTAACTCCAGTGAGCTCTAGGGATGGCCGCGCAGAGACCGTTCATGATCACCAGGTCTTCCTCGGAATACCCGATGTTTCGTGCGATCTCTAGAAATACACCACTCGCTGCATCAATCATCTGAGCGGAAAGCATTGTGTCATATTTCTTGTAATCTCCTTCGATGACATACTCGCTGTACTTAGTTATGTGAGCAAAAATGTCAAAAACGTCGGAATTTGTCATACCGCACCCCTGAAACATCTCTCCCACGCAGGGATCAAGATAAAGGGCACACGCGATAGGAGCGAAATACATCTTATAAAGAATGTTGTCTCGCACATTGACGACTCCGAACACACGCAGCTTCTTGGCTTTCTCATGCGGTCGCGGTTCACACTTAAGATCAGCTTTCACCAAGAGTTCAAGCTGTTGACCTTTGCGTAACAGTTCCAAAGTGGCATCAATTGACCTGCGAAGCTCAGGAATAGGCTCAAAATGATTTCCGGTCTCAGTCGCCGTAATCTCATACCACTCCTGTTTCTTGCCACCAAAACCGATGCCCGCAGCGGTCCCTTTTGACTTGTTCACGCTGTCGACGTATTTCACACCAGGAATACCATTAAGAGCCTCTGAGATACTCAATGGGCGCGTAACGGGCCACGATAAATACTCGGAAAGGTCCAAGATACCCTGGATGTAGTCCTGCTGGGCCCAAGCAATAGCCCTAGGGTTAACAGGCTTCATCTGATGGACGGCTGCTCGTTGAAAAATCTCTGAAAACTGCCTGTCAGCCGCGAAGATGGGGAAACTGTGTTCCGTCTCAAAACCCCTGCGGGAAAGGGGCTCATGCAAGGCTGAATAGACCATGGTGTTGTGATAGCGAGCACGCTGGCCACTAGTTCCAAAAACATCAACAGGAGCAGTGGGCAAAGTCGCGTCGACATATTTGGTCGCGCACCGAAAATGAACAACATCCGTGACACTCAACGGTTTCGGAACGGGCGCTTCAAACACTTCTCCCACTTCACATCGAAGAGTTTCTGGTTCAAGTTGACTCAGCAATTTATCGTAAATGGGCTTGTTGAGCTCAAAAGCATAACCCATCTCGCCATTGCCGAGGGCATGGAAACCCACAATCCTATAGTCCTTAGATCCATAGTCAAGGAGAGCGGATCCACACATGCCAGGTTGCGTCCCTCCAGGATGGATATAGGAGAAAGCATCAACCAGGCGTGACTTCCAAAGTTTCTGGTAGGCTTTGTTGGTGGTCTTTCCAGTAGAAAAAGTGACGGGGTTGCTCGCAATGGATCCATCAGGAAGACGCTGAACGACGGCTCCCGGACTCTTCTGCATACTTTCGTATGTATCCGCCAAGAACTGCTTGATAGACGTGTACTTGGGACCCGAAGTGAGTTTCAAAAGGCACAAATCTTGGTCTTCGGATTTCGCGCACGCTTCCACTTTCGCGAAATACTCACCTCCTAGAGTATGGTTGCGCTTAATCTTGAGGTTCTCATCACATGCATCCTTAGAATGCCCGTTTATGAGCAAAAGATCAGTGTCAACAAAAATGCCATTGAAAACCGAAGAATTTGAAACGACTGACACAACATTCTTGGCAATTCGGGCACAGAATTGGTGCGTCGTCATAGACCTGATGGAATGCAAAGGGAATCGATCACGGACATTCACCTCATATGCCCATGGGTTTTTCTCGGCTCTAGCGGCAACTTCCTCGTCGTTCTTAGGGCTGATCCCCACCTGCGCCTTTGGAGAAAAGACTGACATGAACTTCTTCAACATCAGAATACCAGTTAAGGAAAGTCCTAACGCGGCCATGGCTTGACCGGAACGCCAGGTGAAATCTCCGCGTGTCCTGTTCGTTTCTCGCATCATATGCCTCGTAATAACATCGTATACCAGATTAGCTACGGCACAGTCTAAG